TCCTGAAACAGTTGAGATAAGCAACATCTGAATGGTAGACATGACTTAACTTACGTTGCCGCTAATGACGCACACCGTCCCCGAGATAAATAAAATCGTTGCAATACCACGAGTAGCCAGATCGACACTTGCTTCGTCCACATCCACGCCAGCAATGTAAGCAGTCGTAATCGTACAGGTAATAGCAATCGTGCCGGTCGTGTTGTTGAAGATGGAAACCACATCACCTGTAGAAAACACAGCATCAGGAATTTCAATACTGCCGCCGCCACCGACTTCGATAAGCATTCCGGTATCAGAAGCTGCCAGAGTATAGGCACCTGTTTTCGTAGCACCGGACTTCGGCACTAGCCTGACATTACCCTTGGCATCGTTAAACGCATTCGCGCTTACAGTTCTTCCTGCCGTAACGTCTGCGATGGTTACTTGCTTAGTAGTGTTTGACTGAACAAGAGGCAAAACCTCAGTGCCCGCCAAAGGCGTAGTAGCAGCGGTAAGATCAGTTATTCTTGCGTCTGACATGGCTTACTCCAACAACAGATAGAACCCGTCTTCCTGCGTAATGTTTTCTTCCGCCTCAGTTTCGAGGTTAAAGAACTTGGCATCCTTCGCCAGTTGCAATCTTCGCCGCAGGAATACGACAAGGTTCTTCATCTTAGTTACCGCGCAGGCAGACGATTACATCCACATCATCTCCAGTACCACCAGAGATTGCAGGACGCAGATACACAGCCGCAGTGGTGAACTCAAAGAACGAAGCCGCAGTGGCTTCGACATCGGTAGCCGTTAGGTCTTTCATATCGAAGAACGTACTACCATCGTTCGATACTTGGAGCTTTACGGTTGCACCGCCGAACGTGCCCACGATCTGAACACTTCCAGCCACAGCTGCTTGGTAGGGAATAGCGGCAGCTACAACAGTGTCACCGGTAGCCAGTTCTTCCCAGATAATACGCGGGACATTTTCACCCTGCGCTTGTACTGATGAATATACAGGAGATACGGTTGCCATGATTCTTTCCTATTCAAGTCTCTGATGAACCGCACCAGTACGGGTAAATCTTAGTCGCTGCGTCAAAACGTCAAGCAATTAGTTTTTACTTAGCCTCCAGCGCGACAATCTTAGCTTTGGCGGCATCTAGCTCTAATTTCAGTTCTTGGATGGCTTTGACGAGGACAGGAATTAAATCTTGCCGCACAGACTTATACGGCTCTTCGCCTTCTGGGGCAGGGTCTTTCCACTCGTCAACAAGGTCAGGAAATACTTGCTCAAACTCTTGCGCGATAAAACCACGGTCATCTTTTCTGTCTTTGCCTTTTCCTTCTTTCCAATCAAACTTGCGGGGCTTCAATGCCATGACCGCATCAAGGCCCACATCCAAATCACGGATGTTTTCCTTATATCGTTGGTCAGAAATACTGCTGATGGTGGTAACAGTCGCGTAAATTGTTCCGCTTGGGTCAACAAGAAATCTGTATGCCCCCGCGCCAGTGGAGTAAAGGCTTATTGAAGTGTCAGATGTCGATGACCCCGTAACAATTGCAAGCCTTGGATTAGTACCCGGAAGCAATTTAAACCCAGCCCCAGTTGTTGCGGATGTGTTTGTAGTCGCAACCAGAAAATTCCCCGCATCGGTGACGCGTGCGCGTTCGGTGTCGTTGGTGACAAACGCTAATGGATTGCTTGTCTGCGTTCCAATTACAAAGTTATTAGCAAATGCTGTATTTGCAGTAGCGGAACCGCCGGTGCCAATAACACCAGTAGCTGACCCACTTGCACCTTGAGTAAATTGCACCGCGTTGTAAGCCGAGGTGCTTGTGTTAGAGTTTCTAATTAATCCTGAGTAAACAGTAGAACCAGAGCCATTTGCATCAACTTGTAGTGCGCCGCCGTTTGAACTTGAAGTAAGGCCTACCAATAACCGCCCCGACGCATCCAAGCGCATACGCTCTGTTAAAGTAGAACTTGCAAAAGTAGAAAATGTTAAATCAACATCTGACGGATTTGTATTTGGGCCGACGGTTGAGGAGACAGACCGAATACGACTTCTTACGTCTGGATCTGAGCTATCGGATGAATAAAAATCAATATCGCCAATAACATCTCCACTTACCCATGCGCTACTTTCTGCCGAGTTTGTAATTCGTAATACGGCGCCATTTGCTCTATCGTTTTTAGAAATTTGAAGCAATGTAGATGTGAGGCGCATGGCTTCAGAAGATTGAACTCCGAAAGCCATATCTCCAGTAGAGTTAACACGCTCAATCCAAGCGTAGGGCGTTCCGGTATACTTCCACTGAAGTCTAGTGGTTGAGCCAGAACTACCTGCGTTTAGCGAGATATTTTTTCCATTACCTACGTCAATATCTTCTGACGTTTCAAGCGTAGTAAATGCTCCGGATGCTTTTGAGTTTACCCCAATAGCCGTACCGTCGATCGCGCCGCCATCAATGTCAACTTTAGTGATGTTGACTTCGCCTGTTCCTTTAGGCGTAAGGTTAATGTCGATGTTAGTGTCCGTACCATCTGCGGCAAGCGTAGTACCCGTCAACGTAACGCCCGCTGCTGCAACGTCCGTATCAAAAGTCAACGCGTTTACCACACGACCTTTAGTCAAGTTATCGACTGAGACTTTTTTAGTCGTGCTGCTTTGAACAAGCGGAACCTCCTCAGTTCCGCCAAGCGGAGTCGTTGCGCCAGTAAGCTGTGAAATCTTTTTGTCTGTCATAACCAAATACCCACAAGTTAAATTGTAGTCACGACTGAACTATTGCCGCTGCTATTATTAGTCAGACCCCAATAGCTAATGTTATGGTCTACGTACACGGTTCCGTTATTTATATAAGATAAATGGTAGTAATACCCTTTTGCTTGATAATTCGTAGCTTCTAGCACCGCAGTGTGACCGCTTAACGATCCCGTAAGTGTTTCGCCGCCAGTAAAGGCACCGCTTGCGCTATCGCGGATTGAAATATTTAATGCGTTAGGTTTAGCGTAAACAATAGCGGTTTCGCCGCTAGTCGATCCCGTAATAGTTTCGCCTAACGTGAATCCCGTTGCTCCCGATACGGTGCGCAGTATTTGAAAATTGCCCGCCGTATTGTTGCCGTTTAACACAACTATATCGCAATGTTGTGCGAATATATCTGTGTTAGTTGTAGTAGAGCCTGTTGGCTCCCAAGAACAGTTAATGGTGTCGTTAGCTAGTATATTTGCGTAGTTAACGGGGTTTGCGGCAGAAGCGTTAACTCCAGAATAATACCGTATGTTTTGAAAACGATTGTTTGTTAAGTACACATATTCGGCAGTGCCGACGACACAATCCAATCCTTCAAAAAACTTGTTGTTTTCAACTCGAACAATTCGTGCTGTTCGATCGTTTCCGTTATTGTTTGATACGCGAAAACCGCCGTAAAAATCGTTATTAGTGATTGTTACATCACCAAATGCGGTAAGCCCCGCCCCAACTCGAATAAAAACTGCAAAATCTATTCCCGTGCGGTTAGTAGATGTAAAGTCAGGGCGTGCAATTTTATTGTTAGTAATAACAATGTTTCTTAATTGATTGCCTGTGTACGCAAGGTTAACTTCGTGAAAATAAATCGCTTGCCCCACTTGGATAGGTTGAGAGGCTCGCATGTCGTTGCCACTAATAAAAAACGTACCGCCTCGACCGCCTTTAGACATTACGTCGCCGTTGCCGCCGCAATCAATAAAAAATCCGCGTGTAGCATCTTGCGCAGCAAAATTATTAATCATCGTATTGTTGGTAATTCGATGATTACATCCTTTTAGCTCGCTAAATAAAATATTGTTTTCGCCATTTGCTGTCGCATTAACAATATTGCAGTTTGTTATGGTTTGATTATCGCCTCCTATGACGATCCCGCCATCGATATAGCAGTCTGCGTAGGTAACAAATTCAGCGTTCCCATGAATGTCGGCGGCTTGAATGTTTGCTCCTACCGTTGCGATGTACGCGCCGGTAATAATTAAATAGCGATTAGGAACGTCACCCACGGCGCTGCCGCCGCCTATAGTAACGCCATGACGCGCAGAGACGTATTCACCGCCTTGTACTTGAACTACTTGAGAACTGCCTAGCAATAAACCGTAGTCGCCAGCCAAAACAATTTCGCTGTCATCTTTAGCAACGCAGCTAATAATGTTTAGGTTGTAGCACCGATCTATCTGAATACCTGAATACGAGCAGTTAGTAACCTTTACGTTTCTGATCGTGCAATCAATACCGTTACGAAGCGTCAGCCCATCTACGGTCGGATCGTACGTAGAGCCAATTACTGCAAAATCTGAAAAAAGACAAGAGGTAAAATTAGTTAGCTTGTAGACATCTACGGCTGAAGCTACGTAGTTATCGGCAAACCCGCCTTCAATAGTAACTGTGTTACCTGAAATTTTTGCTACGCGTACGTATTCACCTGCGCGATAGTAAGTTCGCCAACCGCTCCAGCTTTCGTTTGTTGGGTTAAAAATAACTAATACGTCGCCTACCGCTACCGCAGGAGCCGATGAAAACGTCATCGTATTGCCGCTAATTGAAATCGGCGCACTTAAAGAAGGAAGCAAGGTATAGGTACCTGGCGCGGTGCGGATGCACTCAAAATCAACCAAACTATTGGTTTGGCTAAAGTCGATAACAGATTGCCCTGTTCCTGCGCCATAGATAGATACGTCTTTAGGTACTGTCAGCGTGCTATCGCACCGATAGTGTCCAACATCCAAATAGATGCTTTTTGCCCCGCTGTTGAGTGCGGCTTGTAGCGCCAAATAGTCGTTGGTTACGTTATCGCCTACCGCACCAAAGTCTCTAACACTGACTCTTTCGCGCAGCTTAGCTTGAAGTGTTCGGGATACTGCTCCTAATCCAGCGGGGGTGTAAGTACCACCCTCGACATTTGCAACGGTTACACGAAGCTCAACGCGACTACCTGCAACAAAACTAGCTGCCGAAGTTCCATCTTGTCCACGTACAACGGTAAAATTATTTCCAGAACGCGCTGTAACTTTTACAATTTCAATCTGACCGGTTGTATCTTGTAATGTTACATAGAAATACTGCGTACCACCAATACTTGGAAAAGATGCGGCAGATTGCAATGTAAGTGTTGTTTGTACGGAATCTATTGATGCCGCAAGAAAATCGCTAGCGTTGTTTTTAAGAACAATACTCATGTTTTATACTCCAAAATACTGCATACGTGCAGATAATGTTCCGCGAACATTTCCTAAGTTAGCTCGAGCACGTCGTTCATTCAGGTGAAAGATGTATTGTCGCGCGTGATAAGACGCAAGTTCCCTATCGCTCCAGTTGGCATTCGGAAGCACAAGAAGGTGCTGCAACGCACCGTGCATAATTACATCTTCCAACTCATCAAACAGCACTTCATTCATACCCGTTGCGGTACGTTTAGGCTTTAAGGCTACAAACATCCGCATTTCATAAACTTTTGTGTCGTCCGGCATTGGAAGTATAATGTACTTGTCAGGAGTTAACTGACAGATAATCCGTGGATCACTAGCACCTTCCAGCGCTTCAGGCGGCAAAGTAAATTGTTGCGGCCCGTTATAAGGAAGCTGATTATACAACGGAACGTTAAATCCGCCTGATTGTGTTTGACTCCAAACTTGTTGTAGAGAGATACCACTAAACAAATCGGCCCAGCAAGGATATCTATAAATAGCTTGTTCTAAAGTTACTCGATCTAACTCGTTACAGTTAACAACAGCTTCGAATATAGCGTGGACATCCGTATTAACAGGTTTGTTGTATAAATATTCGTAGACACCGGGCTGTAAATTAAACAAAGGCGGCTGATACCGCCAAGCCAAAGTACGCTCACAAGTGCGAATAGCCGAATCCCTGATGTATTGCTCAATCATAGGATACGGACAACCCGGCACACTCGGATTGACTCTGGTGATTAGCGTTGAAAACTCGCGGTCTGCCATCAGATCACCTGCTCAGGAGGTAGTCCTCCTTCCTTTGTGTCAGTTAGCGCACGCGCCTGAAGGTTCACACCCAATGCTTGGGTATAGCTATCTTGGAACTGTTTGAACCTTGCGGCATCTACCGTTGCGTTTTCGACACCTGCGATAAGCATCAACACACCCATAACCATCGTTGGCTGGAAGGCGTCTGGAAGTAGCGCTATGTTCTGGGACAGCGTGTAGGCTGGAGGTGACTGCGCGTACTCTCCGGTTAGAACAATGCCAGAAGTAGGCCGAGGATACAAGAAGAACTTATTGGGATTCTGTACATGACGCATGTAGTTAACCGGAGTTCCTGCAGCGACTGTACGCCACTGAGGATAGGACTGATCCAACGCTTCACGCGATACTTCAAGCACGGCATTACCGTTCTTGATTGCGAAAATATTCATCAACCGAATCGAATCCGAGGGCATGGACTGCTCGACCACGTTAGCCGTAGTTGCAATATCGCCCTGCAAAACAAACAAGTCAGGCCGCAAGATTGCCGTTTGTCGCAGAATCTGATTGACGAATCCTAGCAGCGCAGCAGCGGTATAAGTATCAGGAGTACGCAACAGCCCATTGTCCTGCGCCAACCGCCTAGCATCTACGATGATGTCATTGGGTGTCATTGCGCACCTCTCTGAGCCGAGCCAACCCCACCGCTCTCAAGATCAGTGAGATTCCGAGACTGCAGGTCAACGCCCAGACTCTGAGTAAACGAGTCATAGAACAGCTTCGCCCTTCCGGAATTTACGTGCTCATTGTCCACAGATTCCGCTAGGAACACAGTGCCATCCACGAGGGAGGGAAAGTATGCATCAGGCAGAACCGTGATGGGATCAAGGTTGTTATACACAGGCGGAGTCACTACGTACTCCCCGACAAGCACGATACCTGATGTTGGACGAGGATAGAGAAAGTACGCCCGAGGATTGCGTGGATGCCGAATGTACTTTGTTGGTGTGCCTGCCGGGTCTGTAGTCCACTGAGGGTAGCTACGATCAAACACATCACGGTCTACTTCTTCAATGGACGTACCGTTCTGCACACGGAAAATCTCAACAAGCCGCACTGCCGTAGCAGGAAGAGTCTGCTCAGAAACATTAGGCGTAGTCGTAATAGTCGTAACAGTCGTAAATAAATCAGGACGTAACATCACCATGCGCCGAATGATCTGGTTCACAAATCCCAGCAGCGTGGTGTTGCTATAACGATACGGCGTAGACTCGTCTTGAATCAGCCGTCGCACATCTATAAGTACGTCCTGCGGAGTCATTACGGTAAGCGCCTCGACGCATCAGCAGCCAACTCTGGCGAAGTATAAAGAGGTTCCTCAGGAATATCATCTGTTGATAAGTTAAGCTCTCCTTTCCTCTTCCGTCCGCGTTTAACTTTCTCAACGACGGAAGGTTTGAGGAACTTTTCAGGGAAAGCCTCTTCCTCAGAAACTTCTTCGCATGACGGGTTCTTATCCAGAATGGCATCCCACTCGTAGATAAATCCGTCTTTCTTATTGCGCAAATACCTAGGCATTCCGACCTTTCCCCATTTTACGAAGAGTCATAGCTAGGCGAGCACGTTGCCCCATCTTACCCGGAGCATTGGCAGCTCTTTCAAGTTTAGCAGTAGGAATCGGCTCACCTTTTTTAGCACCGAGTGATTTACGCAAAGCGCCCGGCTTCTTGATTGCTTTTTGAATCCATTTCTCAGCCATGTTTACTTCCTCTTTCCTGACGGGGATACCGGCCAAGACTGTCTTGCCGGACTAGTTTTCTTACTTGCCATCGACCGCTTTTCAGAGGCAGTCATTCTTTGTGCTGCTTTAGCAGGCCGACAAGCGGGATAACTACGCTTAGACTTCTCAGAACCAGATCGTCCACACGGTTTGCCTGTCTTAATATCGACCCACTTCTCACCAAACCATTTACCAAGACCACCTTTAGCGGCCACGCTTCACCCGATTGTCTGCACCAGACCAAGTACCCCCGCGCTTCTTGTACTCTTTAGAAGCCCAAGCATTGGCATACGCACTTGGATAAACATCAAACTTACTCTTGGCTGCAGAAATAACCCGCGACCACAGAGCTTTGTTGTTTGGAGTTGACTTAGCCATTTACCACTTCACTTTGTGCGACCAATACCGTGCAGACATCTTCGATGGATTGGGGTCTTGTGCATTGTGACGGGCATAGTAGCTACGCTTACGAGCTTTATCTTTCTCGCTGGTAGGACTTTTGCCCGCACCTCTTACACCTTGTTGCCCAAACCGAATAACTTTTTCTTTACCACCTGAACATGCTTTAACAACGTGAGATTTTGTAGGATGGCTAGGAGTGCGCTTTGGTTGATTGCACGCCATCTTAGACTTGTCTACACGCTGAGCCATTACCCGATCCTCTTAACTGTAGCGATGGCTGAAGGAATCGCTGGTCTAACAGGGCTTGCGCCAGAAGCAGCCGTGTAATCCAAAGTCACATTAACGTTACTGTTAGCCCAATAACACTCTACATACTGTCCGGCTGTTAGTTCTACAAGTAAAGTTCCTTCGATGAACGCTTTTCCACCGTCACCAACTTTAGGAACTGAAGTGATAAACGCGCTGTCAGGAACATCAGTTCCATTTATCCTAAACCAAAAACTACCTGTGTGGTCAGAAGTATCCGCGTTTGCAAACTGTAGACTTAAAACAATTTCATATACACCTGCTGCGGCACAAACAAGTTGCGTACTTGAGTTAAGCGTAACTCCGGTATTAAAAGTAGCCGGGCTAGAAAATGTAATAGCTGTAGCAGTATTTACTACTGCGGTTTGGTCTACTGTTGAATCAAATTGTCCGTAGGCTTTATCAAAAGTACCGTTAGAACCGATACCAAGATTCGTTCTTGCAGCCGAAGCAGATGTACCGCCGGTGCCGCCGTCAGCGATAGCGATTGCACCAGTTAAACTTGAGATACCTACGCCAGAAATCGTGCCACCCGTAATGGCAGCTTTTGAAAACGCAACCGCGCCGGTTCCGTCAGGCGACAAAGTGATGTTGCCATTCGTGTTAGTAGACGAGATCGTGTTCCCGTCCAGCTTAAGATTGTCTACAGATACTGAACCAGTGCCAACTTTAAGCGCCGTGGCTACACCAGTTCCACCATAGACTGTCTTCTCAGTAGCAGCAGGCCCACCATCTACATGAAGCAGTTGGTCATACGTGCTTGCTACTGAACTGCCAGTGAGATTAGTGGGCATTCAAAAATCTCCAAATAAGGCAAGGGGGCTTGCGCCCCCCGCCAAACCAATTACGACGGAGTAACTGCGTTAGTGCCGTCTGCGTCAACCCAAGTAGAGTTGGCATTGGCACCAGTAGCAATCTTCAACTTGCTGTTGGTTGTATCAAAAACGATAGTTCCAGCAGCCTTACCAGTCGTGTTGACGGCGTTAGCAATAGCAGCAATTTCAGCAGCCGTATTAGTACGAAGCTGAATATAGCCAGCAGTTGCGTCAACATTACCAGTAAGAGTACCGCCGAGAGTACCGCCAGAGATAGTAACGTCGTACAACGTACCGCCTTGAACGGTCACATTTTCTTGCGTAATACCAGTATACAGACCCATGTTTGTCTCCTTAAGAGAAGGGGGCCGAAGCCCCCGACCCTAATTTAGGCAGCCGCAACGTTAGCGACGATGGCAAAAGCAACCACCACGCAATCGGTCGGAACAGCCGTGTTGAGGAGCAAATCAATCGTATCCGCCGCAGTCACGGCAGTCGGATTGGCAAGGTTTGCAATGCCGTAGCCAAGAGCGTTCGAAGCCAGATCGTTAGCGTAAGCATCAGCCGCAGC